AAAAGTATTTGGCTCTAGTTGCCCATCTTCATTTCGTGAAAATAAGGGTTGTGATGCTGCTGCTTCTAAATCCTCTTGTTCAAATTGTTCTTTTACTTTTTTGATGCTAAAGTCTGCAACACCTTGTACTGCTCGTGCCATTGCCATATTAGCACGAAACTTACCGCCATCATCATTTGTAATACGCACTACACCAATAGGCTGATTGGTTACAGTTTGTCTTGATCGTTTTATAAACTCTACCATTTATGAATCCATTATAGATGCAGATTGTGTAAGACCTTGTATTGCACCAGCAATACCTTGCTTGTAAGCAGCACTACCTTGTTGACGGAAACGTGATTGCGTAAGCTGACTTTGCGTAAACACAGCATCTATCTCCATATCCGCTTGTGTATCAATGCGAGTTAAATCTCTTGCGACAACTTCTTCTTGCCTATCACGCATAGCTTGTATGCTTCTATCATTTATGTCTCTGCCAGTAATACTAACTAATGCAATATTAGTTGCATCATCTTCTATGTAAGTACGAAAGCGGTCTGCATGCTGTTGTTGCGCTCTTACCTTACGCTGTTCAGCGTCTGTTCTTGAGCGATATTCTTCACGCTTGGCATTAAGTTTTGCTTGCTGTTTAGCTGTGTAACCTGCTTTATAAGACATGCCTGCAGAAACTAAAGCCCCACCAGCTGCTATCATTTCCCACGGCATTATCTACTCACCTCCACTACCATGCCATTAAGTTGCATATCTAATGGCGCACTTTGAGAAATAGTTACTCTTGGGTCACGACTATATCCCAATAATTTGAATTCACGTTTGCCTGTTACTGGCGTTCTATTTGTAGACATATCATCAGTTACATTTCTTGTAATCAAATCATTACTATTTACAGAAATAGACATTGTATCCACTAAGTCTAATACAACATTAGTTAGCTTTCTAGGCATACCTGTCATCTGTACACCAAGCCTTGTACCATAGCTATCAATGGGTAATGTTTTCAAAATCGGTGTAAATGAATAGCCAAGAAAGCCTGTAGAGACATTATCTTTAGCCCCACTTACGTCAATCTGTGCGCTAGCAACTGTAAACTCACCAAGATAATCGGTGCCATTTACAGCTTTTACAACAGCATCGTTAGCAAAATGAGAGCCAAGACTGCCAAATACGCCACTCGACGCAGAAAACGTATCGCAAAAGTCCATAGGCATATCATCATCAAACTCTTCTAAAAAGAACTTTGTAGTACCACTGCCATCATCCCTGGCAGATGCTACAAACAATCTGTTTTCAATAGTACATACAGAATGAAACTTACCCTGTGTATTCCAAAGTGACCAGCCCTGCTTCTTCTCACCTCTAATAGTATAGAAGATAGCAAGCGTACCATCACTGTTGACAAAGTATGCATATGTCTCTGGTCTATTTGTTGCACCAGAAACCACAAGCTGTTGTGTCGGCGTTACAATCAAATGCGATGCCAATGCAGATATACTGCCCCCTGTGTAAGCATCTTCACCTTCAGTAAACAAAAACTCACGAACAGACTTGCCACTTCGATCAGTAAATAGCGTTGCACCATCTAAAGGTATTGGTCTAGCAAAGCCTGTACCAAATGGTGTCTGCCTTCTAATGACAGCACTAGTTGGCGTAATAGGCTTTGTTGTGCTTGTTGGAATATATAGTTCTGCAGTAGTAGAGAATATCTGTAGGTCACGATTACTTACAAGATGCCTGATGGTAAATATGTCACCAACATTAGATGTAAGGTCAAGAGACTCATTGTCTAATGCTGTGCCTATATCAAAGTTAAAATACTCTGCTGATTTTGATGCCCATATTTGGTCAGGTTGTGAAAGTGTGCCAGCAAACCATAATCTATTTTCATGAAAAGTTGTAGCACTTGGATACCCCCTAAGTGCAGAATAACTTTGTTCTGACCATTCAGTAGTTGCTGCTGTAGATGCTATTCGTGGTTGCCCACCACCATCTGTAGAAAGGTTTGCACTTGCTCCTGCTGTAACTTCATACTTGTTTTCATCAAGTACAGTAATTGTTCTTGAGCCATTTATTTGGTTTGCGTTGATGCCACCAACGGCTGCTGCCCGATCAATAGTTACACTATCACCTGTAGATAAACCATGAAGCGCATGCGTTATCTGTATTGTTGTAGAGCCATCAATAGTGCGTATGGCATCTACATCTAAGGTAGTTCTAATTACATCTAATACTACTATGGCTGCTTGTGTTGTGCCGCTTGTACCAACAATAGATACTTCAGACTCACCGATGCGTAATCTCAAGCCAATATATGCAGTACTAAAATATGCAGCACTTGTTGTTACTTTAGGGCAATAGGTAACAGTAGAGCCATTATCATGTGCTGCTGCACTTGTATTAAATGCACCTCTTGTACAGCCAGTAAGTGTATTAGTTGATTTGCCTGTATATGTAATTACCTCTGAGCCAACAAGAAACCTACCAGCTGTTGGAAAATTACTTGCATCAGTTATATCAATAGATGTTTCAGAAGAATCAATAGCCTCTGCTGCAGTTGTTGTATATGACTGCGTATCTGTTGGCGTAATAGTTACCCCTGGGCTTTGAAATGAAAAGAAAGGCATATAGGTCAAATCACCTGCTGGTGATTCATCAAATGCAAATGTTTCTACTTGGAATGCAGTTAAAGATGTTCTTACTATCTTGCGAATAGCAAAGAATGGATGTGTAACAAAGAACACATCACCCTTTTGTACATATGTAAAAGACTCAAGATAAGTAACATCCCAAGGTACAGCAACACTGTTAACATCAGTTGTTACAGCTTGGATATGAGTTACTGCACCTGTAGTTGCATTGATTTGAAATATATCTAACTTGTTGTCACTAAATGCAAAGATATACTTTTCATCATCACTAAATACAAAAGGCTCAAGCCTTACCTGCATACGCTTAGTTGCATCATAACTAGGTGCAGAAAAGTTATATAAACGCTTTGTGCCAGGGCGTTTTACTACAGCACCTTCTGCACGAATATATAAATTTCTAATCTGCTCTGCTGCAGAAGTATATACATTAGTATCTACGCGGCTTGTTAAAGAACCACTTAATTCACCAAACTCAAAGCTAGACAAAGGTATGCGTACTCTTGCCATCAGCTTCTCCTGTCAGTAATAAACCTTGATGTGGCTATTTTGCGTGTAGTGCTTGTTTGACTATCAAGTGTTCTGGCTTTAGCCATAAACCTATCACTTACTACAAGCATCTGTTGTGATAATTCTGGGTCACGAGCAATACTGCCAGCAAACACTGAAGCTAGCATATACTGTACTGCTATAGTAAAATAGGAAGACCAATCAACTTCATTAGCTCTGAATGTATAATCAGCCACCACACTATCAGCAACTGTTCTATTACTAAATACTTTGTCACCATATACAGTATAATCTACTAAATTATCATTAACTGTTAATGCATGAAGCATAAGCAAATCACTTGGTAGTTGATGTGCAATATCAAACCTACCTGTAGGCGCATCAGTTAATGCATTTAAAATTGCTTGGTTTGTTGAAAATCGCCAACGTGTGCTTGTTAAACACGCCCTGGTAACATCTTCATAAAGATTAGAGGCAACAGTAGCTTCTGTTGTTGTCTCAGAAAAAGACGTTATCGGGTCTGCTCCTATAAGGATCAAAGCCCGACTAGCTACATCTATTGCACTATTACTTGCCTCTGAGGTCATAAGTAAGAAATGGAGGCGGGG